CTCTGGCAAATTGTGATAACCATGGAAAAAGTTCAGGATTTCCTGGATTTAAAAAATATTTTCTAGCAGCAAAAATGTCACTAGAATTAATGTTAGTCACAAATTCTCGTCTTGTAATAATCACATCTTCACCTTGACTACCTGAAAAAGTAGGAGGTGATGCACCAACAAAAGAGTTGTGCTTAATTTTATAGTTGTGATTTATTTTATAATCACCAAATCCGAAAATCTTGGCTAGCTTACTAGTAGCATTACCAAGCTCTCTACCAAAGCCAAAAGTGCTTCCTATAACTTCACCTACTTTCTTAGCAGCTTTATTAACAAAGCCTTCAGATTGAGTATCTTTATCAAAGACATCATTATACATGTCTTTAATATCATAATCTCCTTTACCTTTGATTCTCTTAGGTTTAGAATGATTTTTCTTAGTACTCAAAACCGGTTTACTCTGTGATTGAACAAGAGTAACTTTTTTGGGTTTAGTAGTGTGAGACCTAGCAGTAGCAGGCCTAGGAGCATTTTTGTTTTTCTTTTGACTTGATGATTTCGATTTATTTTGTTTGGTAGACATATTTAAGATATAAAACATGAGAAGAAAATTTATTTGCAGCTATATGATTTAAAGCCTACTGCAAATTTAATCTAAAGAGAATAATAAATCCCTAATTTCATCTTTTGTTTTTTCTTGAGCTAATAAAGAGTGCATAGGCAACTCTTCATCCATAAAAGACTCATTTATCATATCTTGCATATGATTATTTTTGATGTATTCAATATAATAACATACTTCAGTATACCTATTATGATTCATGCTACATAAGCATTTCATTGCAAATAATTTTGCTAATGTTAACCTCCAAGAATTCTTTTTCCTATAAAAGAAAAGAGAAGCGAAAAGTTTATCATAATTAGGTTCAAAAGTAAATTCCATAGCGTGTATATCGTAAACAAACTTAAAATTTAGGAATTTTAAATCTCGTATCGTAACAGGATATTGTGTTTCCATAGTGGTTGTGAAACCTAAATCTCTTGAAGATTTTTCTATATCTTTGAAAACATTAATACCTTTATATTTAACTAGTGGTAAGACACTATCATCTCCCACTAATTTGACTCCAAGTTTTTCTGCTAGCTGTAAAAGCTCTGCATCAGAAGAACAAAGTCTTGAAATATGATACAAAATTTTAAAAGTTAAACATAAATTATTATCTGTTAAAGTATTAGGTTGCCCAGAAGGATTGATTCCAATTTTTTGGAAAACCCGTCCAGTTAAATCTATCACCTTTCCATAAATAACTAATCGTTTAAACCATTTTCCTAAATTAAGATGTTTAGGGTCATATAGATGTGAATTTCGAACGTCGTATACAATATCTAATAAGTAAGCTGAGCAACAAGCTTCCATAGCTGATTCATCACACAACAAGAACCACTTGCTGTGTTTCAATAAACCAGAGGCAAGTTTGTGCCAACCACTTTGAAACATAGATATTCCTACTCCATTCCATGACTTAAAACTATAGCATTTTTCATATTCTTTATTATTTTGATCATAATACAACATAAGCCCCACAAGATAAGCTAAACAGTCAGCCACCATAAAAGTCCTTTGTTTCCGCTTTGTCAAATCATCTGAGATTAATTTCTCAAGCGGTCGGATTTCAACTTTTGGTGCTAACTCGAAGATCGACTCAACGTCTGCACCTCCCTCTATAGCCTCTATTTTTGTTTTTATTTCATCGTAGAAATCTGTAAAAACAGATCCTTTAGTTTTATAACCATATTTTTTGTAAATGTAACCAGGTGAAGTGTTTTTTTCCGCTATCTGAATAGCTTCATCTAAAGTCAACACTTTTGATACACAAAATGTATTTTCAAACATTTTAGTAAACGCTAGTGTTGTTAACTTCAACTGATATGCATTCGGAGTCCAATTTCTGTCCTTAAAATACTTAATGTTGTCATTCTCTAAATATTCAGGAATGACTGGCATAAAGACATGCTCATTGGGTACAAAAAAACTATGTTGTTTTGCTAAATTTATTAATTCTACGTTGAAATAACTTTTTTGATCTTTTCGCTGAAATTTAAATATATTTCCTATCAGCGATAAAGATCCAGATGTTCCAAGAACATCCTGTGGGGTTCCTAAAAATTTGCATTAAATTTTGCTAATGGTAAATTACCTTTAACAAAACTTGCAAATTCTGTATTAAACATCAAAAAATAATTTCCAGATTTCCCTCCTCCAGAACGATGAATACCTACAAGATATCCATCATCTGAATAAATAGGACTTCCAGAATCACCTTTTGTAGAATTATAATTAACTCTCATTACACGTTGATTGCTAATATTATTTAATGGTACTTGAGATACAACATCTAAACACTTAGAAGTTCTATGAATTATATTACGGTCATAGCGAGTATAAAAATTTATATTCTCGCCAGGTTTGGCAGTTCTTAGTTTAACTTGAGGTACATTTTTCTTTAAATATTCAGGTATATTAAAATGTATTTTAGCTACATCATATTTTGGATTTACTTCTGCTTTTCTAGCTCTAAACATTCCAAAACTTGTTCTTATTAGAATGTCTTGAACAGGAAAATTAGCATTTCTTTGATCTTTATACAAAACATGACCTGCTGTTAATACACCTTGATTAGTTAATATACCTCCAGCTATTCTAATCAACATTTT